ATGTGGAACGGTATACAATCTTTTCTGCATTGCCGTTGTACTTCTTTGGGTTTTTAGGACGAAACATTCCTTTATATGACATAAATACTATCTATAACTCTTATAGGACAATCATGGCACTTTTTGGATTTTCAGATATAACTTTCTCAAAAGGAGTTTCCGAAAGAAGGGGACCTTTAGCCGCTTTAGTTGGCAACGAATTTAAAACAACCACTCTTAGATATCCATTAGATGTTGGTAATGCCGATAAAGCACATTACATAGTTATCTATATTAGAAAACAAAAAGCATCAAAATTGGGTGGGTCCGAATTATCAGGTGGTAATGATGCTTTTCAAAAATCTAGTGCGTCACTTCAAGCCGGTGCAGAACAACAAATAAGAGGTGCATTAAGTTCTGCTACATCTTCTGTACAGAACATGTCTAAAAATTTTGGCACAGAAATTCTCGGTAAAATCAATAGCGGATTAAATCAAATTAACACATCTACAAATGGCGCATTAAGTGGTATCACATCTGCCATTAGTGGTGCTGCAGGAGGAGCAGTTGCTAGTCTCAATAATTTATTTGCCAAAACTAGTGTTTCAATGACGGGATCACAACAAGAGACTACGGCATTTATAGACACTTCAATTAAAAAAATAACTGGAGGTAGCAGTGGATTTCTTAGAACAACCAGATTAACAACAGATGCTATTGCTTTGTATATGCCCGATACTTTAAATTATGACTATTCACAAGCATTTGATACTCCGAGTATAGGTGGAGAAATGATTGGTCAAATTGCCGCTGCTGGAAAGGCAGCCGCAGAAAAATTAGAAAAAGAGGGTGGGTCTTCTACGCTTAAAGCCGGCGCCCATGCTGCGGCCACTAAACTTGGAGAAAAAGCTACTAAAGCTATTGGAAAACTTACAGGAAGCGAACAAAGCCTTAAACTAGGATTTACTGCTGCGACAGGCAAAGTCAATAATCCTATGCTTGAACTAGTTTATTCAGCACCAGACTTTAGAACATTTGACTTTGCTTTCACTTTTTATCCAAGAGATGAAAGAGAAGCGTTAGAAGCTCAAAGAATTATTGAGAGACTAAGATTTCATCAAGCACCGGAATTGGCGGATTTAAGTTTATATTTAATCCCACCATCAGAATTTGATATTAAATTTTATTATGCTGGTGCTGAAAATCCAAACATACCACCAATTGCTGAAGGATGTGTTCTTCAAAGTATGCAGGTTAATTATGCACCAAATGGATTTAGTGCATATGAAGTTCCTGGAGAAAATAAACCAGCTTTAGGAAGAACAGGTATGCCAGTTGCAATACAATTAACATTACAATTTAAAGAAACTACATTCCTTACAAAAGCAGATTTCAATTCTGAATCAAGTGCTAATTTAGGTCCTATGGAATATAGAGGCGGAGATGGTGGATTTGCTTGATTATTAAAAAACACCAAGGATCTTAAAAATTTATGGCAAAATATTTTAATTACTTTCCAAAAACACTTTATTCGGCAAATAACAAAACTTCTAGTTTAGATACTGTAACGAATGTTATAGCCAGATTTGCATTTGAATCTAAGCTTAAAGAGAATTCTTCCGCTTTTTACACATACTCAATACAAGATTCGGATACACCAGAAATAATTGCATACAAATATTATAAAAATCCAGAGAGACATTGGGTTGTTTTATTGTTCAATGACATTATTGATCCACAATTTGATTGGCCACTTAAATATGATTCATTTATTAAATTTGTTGATACAAAATATACTGCAAATGGTGCTGCAAATACAACCGTACAAACTGGTCTTGCATGGGCAATGAGTACCAATAATGTTCAAGCATATTATAAAATTGTTAAAAGGACTACAACAGATACAACTCCACAAGGAACAACGATAGAAGAAAAAATTGAACTTGATGCTAACACCTATGCAAATGTTGCCACATCATCAGCTACATATACACTTGCTGATGGCACAACAACAGTTCAAACAATAACAAAAGAAAAACAAACATACTATGATTATGAAATGGAAGTTAATGAAGCTAAAAGAGATATTAAATTATTAAAAAATGATTTTGTTTCTATTGTTGAAAAAGAATTTAAGAAAGTAATTAAGTCATGAGTGACCAAGAAATTCAAATAGGGCAATCAACACAATTTTCTGTTAATGAATTAGTTGTTGTAACAAAAGCTGGAAAGATTGATATAACTTCAATATTTGAAGAAATCAATATTTTTGATTCAATATTTTTGCCTGTAATGAATGGTAGTGTGTTGATTAAAGATGCCATAGGCCTTTCTGGTAAATTATTTTTTGATGGTTCAGAATCATTGTTAATAGACATTTCAAAAGATAGTAACTCCGATATTGCAAGTTTTAAGAAAGCTTTTAGGATTGTAAAGCAAGGCGAAAGAACTGCTGGAAAAACTTCTAGTGAAACATATCTTTTGCATTTTGCCTCAGATGAATTAACTTATTCAGATAGACAAAGAATAAATCAAAATTATAATGGTACCTATTCATATGCAGTTCAAAAAATAATGGAAAATTATTTAAAAATTCCTGCTGGTGAATTAGGTGGAGTTTATGAAGAATCTTGTGGGCTCAGAGATTTTCCTATTCCAAATTTAAGACCATTAGAAGCATTAGAATGGATTGCAAAAAGAGCTGTTGACATTAATCAGGCACCAAATTTCATGTTTTTTCAAAATAGTGTTGGATATAATTTTGCCTCTTTGTCCACACTATTAACACAAGATGACTTATTAGATATCACCTTTCAACCAAAAAATCTTAAAGGAAATAATCCTTTTAGTGAATTGGGTAGTGCAAGAGCCTTTGAAGTTGTTTCTCAGTCTGATAGTTTTAAGAAACAACGAGATGGTGTAAATGCAGGTAAGTTTTTAGGTTTCGATCCAATTACAAGACAGATTGCAAAAAAAGAAATTAGTTTTGGTGACATATCTGATACAATGAAAAAGGCAAATGATAATTTAGATTTCTCAGAAATTTTTGATAGAGATGGTGTGCCGAACACTCGAGCATTTGACTCAAAGAAAACTGTAAGTATTTTTAGTGCTGCACAAAAATTAAGCGAATATATTAAAAAAATGGATCCAACATCAATTTCAAAAGTTGATAATATTGAAGATTATCTATTTCAAAGAAAATCTATTATTTCAAATCTAATGGCAAAAAGAATAAAAATTGTAATGGCTGGAAATTTTCAATTGACTTCAGGATTTAATGTAAACGTGATAGCACCATCTAAAGGCATAAAAGAAGAAGGTGATGATAATGATGATCCAAGTATTAGTGGAAAATATCTGATTGTTGCATCAAGACATATTATTGGATTTGATAAACACGAAACTATTATTGAAGTTGCATCCACTTCTACAAACAATGAATTTATTCCTACAAGTAATCCTGAACAAACTAAAGAATTGTTAGAGTACGCATAACATGGAAAAAACTGAAGAATCAAAAGACTTTGCTGGTAAAAGCGGTTTCATTTGGTGGGTTGGAATAGTAGAAGACAGAAATGATCCACTAAAGATGGGTCGATTGAAAGCTAGAGCAGTTGGTTGGCACTCTGAAGATAAGATGCATTTACCCACAAAAGAATTGCCTTGGGCAACGCCAATGCTTCCAACAAACAATATTAATGTTTATTCTCCAAGAGAAGGAGATATGGTTGTTGGATTTTTTACTGATGGAGAAAATGCACAAGAGCCTGTTATCATGGGTGTTCTTCCAGGTATCGCATTAAAAGCTGCCAATGCACAAGAAGCATTTTGTGATCCAAGAACTGCAACTGAATTAGCTTCTGCACCGAAAACACCAAAAGAAAAAACATATAAAACTGACGGTACTGGAATTACAATTGTAGAAAGAGATAGAGCAGAATCATATCCAAAGATTTTAGATGAACCATCAACTTCTCGTATTGCAAGAAATGATGCCGATACAATAACAAAAACTTTTATACAAGAACGAAAAGATAATCTTGTAACAGGAGTTGAAACTGTAAGTGATTCATGGGATGAACCAGAAACACTTTACAATACAGTTTATCCTTATAACAATGTTGTTGAAACTGAATCTGGTCATTTATTAGAATTTGATGATACTCCAGAAGCAGAAAGAATTCATTTGGCACATAGAAATGGTTCTTTCCAAGAATGGTTTCCAAATGGTGATAAGGTAGAGAAAGTTACTAAAGATAATTATCAGATTGTAATGGGTGATGACAAAGTTTACATTATGGGTAAATGTCAAGTCACAATTCAAGGTGATGCAGAATTATATGTTCAAGGTAACTTTGATATGAATGTAGATGGAACTTGTAATATTCGTTCTACTGGAAATATGAAACTTAATGCACCACTAATAGATTTGAATGATGGTACAAACGGTGCAGCTCGTATAGGTGATACGGCTGATACTGGAGACCAAGGCACTGGTGGCCACTTTGATACTAATAGTGCAGGAACTAACATAATTGAGACAGGTTCTGCAACAGTTGTTATCGGTGGATGAGATAAATAGAAAATGGCAACAGTAAATATAGATTCGACAAGAAATTTTGTAGATTTGGATTTGAATTTTACAATTCATCCAATTCGCAAAGATATTAGCACATACAAATCAGAGTATGCGGTAATCAATTCAGTCAAGAATTTGATTTTGACTAATCACTATGAGAAGCCTTTTAGACCACAAGTTGGAAGTAATATTCGCCGACTTTTATTTGAAAATATAGATTCCATCATTGCTGCACAAATAGAACGAGCAGTTACCGAAACTATAGAAAATTTTGAGCCAAGAGTTAGTGTATCAAGTATTACTGCAATACCGGATCCAGACAACAATAGATATAATTTAAGACTAGAATTTTTTGTAATTAATCAAACATCACCAATTACAATAAACTTCTTTTTAGAAAGAATTAGATAATATGGCAGACCGCTTAAGAGTAACAGAACTTGATTTTGATACAATCAAATCAAATTTAAAAACATTTTTAAATCAACAATCTTCTTTCACAGATTATGATTTTGAAGGGTCAGGGTTAAACGTATTGCTTGATATTTTGGCATATAACACACATTATAATGCCTATTATTTAAACATG